GTTGAAAAAGATGATTGGATTTTTCTTCCATTCGTCAACCTTCCACTCTGTTCCTGGGATATGTTCCTTACCTCTATCAATGACCTTGGCCCCGTCTTTCATGGCTCGGTTGGCCCAACCCTCTATAAAGAGTTCCCCTGTCTTTGCGTCTTTCGCCTTGTATTCAAAATCAAAATCCAATCTTTTTGCCAGATCCATAATAAAATCCTTTTATAAACGTATGAATTAAATCCTTTTAATTATTACTTTTTAAGTATAGCGAGTTGTAAAGAGTTGTAAAGTGTAACAAATGAGTTTTGCAAATGCGTATTTGCACGAATCTACCTCCATGACAATCTCACTTTTTTATGATTTTTTTTGAGACAACCAGACATAACCTATTGATCCGTGGTAAATCCTCTCACTTTTTATACCTTGACCGTGGGCTAAAATTGAGAAACGAGGGCTTTATACCTTGATCGTAGGATAAAAAGAAAGGCCCCACAATGGAGCCCCACAATCAAGAAATAGGTTGATCAAATATTATAATGCCCTATGGGATATCTTGCAATTCTTCAGAATCTTCAGGTGGAATCATAAGCCAAGAACATCGACAATTCGAACATAGTGATTTCATTGCATAATATGTATTTGCTTCTTCTACGCAAAAATTAAAGACTTCACCATTAAATTGTTCTTGCCTAATATTTTTAACAGTATTATCTATGTGCATCATTGTATAACCCTTATGGATATAAATAAATGAAAATAACAACCCATTGTTCTTATTGTAATACAGAAATAACAAAAATGAGGCCGCCAAATCAAATATTTATTTATTGCGATAATGATTGTTCTTCTAAACATAGATTCTTGAAAAAAATAAAATCTCTTGAAGATCAAATAGGAGAAAATTTATATGGTTGGTTAGTAACAAAATATGAACGAGAGAAAAGATCATTCCGACAAATAGGTAAGGAATTAAAAATAAACCCACAAAGAACAGTACCACGCCTTCTTAGATTTTTCGATATCACTATAAGACAAGGAAGTGAAGCTATAGCATCACAGTGGTTTGAAAATGAAAAGAGAAAAAAACAAGCTGCTAAAAATTTAACTATGACTACAAGACCAAAGATCGATTACTGGAGGGGGGAAAATATAGGAAAAGCGGAAAAGATTGCCATGACTTGGCTTGCTGCTTTAAAAATAAAATATATTTCACAAAAACAAATAATCAACTTTAAAGAGAAGAACCCTCCTTTTTTGATAGATCTATTCCTGCCTGAATTTAAAACAGGAATAGAATGCTTCGGCTCTTCCACAGGGTTAAGACCCAGTAGACATCTTTGGATCACCAATAAGTTCGGAATAAGGATGTTCTATATCCCTAATAGGTTTTTCATCACAAGAAATTTCTTTAACTTCCAAAAGTTTATCACCTTCCTTAAGGAGTTGAGCCTCAATCCATCCCTTCCCTTTGACAAAAATACGATGATTTGGAGTAACCCTTATTGTCTCTCCATTAAACTCAAAGACTATCAGATTTCCCCTGAAGGAATTCCTGTGTGTCTCAACAACAATTCTATCTCCTAAATGAGTTTTTACTTTTTGACCGACTTTAATATCTTCTATATTTTTTAGGGAATCATCTGCCATCGAGATCTTAATTCCTTTTGGAAAACAATTTATGATCTCGTTTGCTGGCCCCCTTGGATCTCGTGGGAACATCATTCTTGCCCCAGCTGGAGTTTTAAAGGCTTCATTGGCTTCAACTGTAACTCCATCCAGTAGCGTATGATCTGAAGCATCACCCTTAGCAAAAGATCTCACTCGTTCATCCCCTGCCGTTATCCACATCTTTTTCATGCCTGGGATAAGTTGTTGGGCATCTTCTAATGTCGCTTGTTGCCCGAAAGAAACAGCTGATAACACTTCTGTTCTTGAAATAATCATTGCTCTTTTGGGAATGGAATCTGTGAAATAGCTGCCGATATCTTTAGCTATTTGATCCAATGTTTTGGATTCATTTAATCCAGCTTGAATTTTTCCCATAATCTGATCTGTGGTTGTGCGGTTAATCCCTTGGAAATTCTCTAATTGCCTGGCCGCCAATGTTGCTAATCTTTCTTCTCTGTTACGTTCGCCAATAGCAATTATTTCATCTTGGTTCGGTAGATTAAAGGGAACATTCAAATGCAGATCATAGCCCAACTCGGCAGAGCTTGAACCAATGGGAACTCCACTTTCTGTATACGTTTTTTCGAACTCAGAAAAAGCCTTATCTAATGCAGCCCTTAAACGATCATTTTCAGGAATGTTACTGTCAGCTTTAATTCTGTCTTTATAAATATCCTTGAATAGCTTAAGAGCTATTGGCCCTTGCTCTGCGAAGATTTCCAAAATTACCTCCAACATTTCCTTCTCGTGTTGGCTTACCGTTTTATCCTCAAGAGCCTTCCTTTCACTCCACCACTGGAAATTTTCCTCTAGTAGTTTTGGCATGGGTATTTTTTCCCCTTGCCTATCTGACTCCTTATCATCTTCTTCATCTGGATCTGGTTTTGTTTCTGTTCCCTGTTCCCCCCTATTAGGATTAGAAAACGAGAATGGAAATTGGCCCTGTGGTTGTTGGGTTGATGGGATCTTATCTCCATCTTGGATAGGAGGAAGATCATACAGATCGGCCCTGACTTCATTGATGGTTTTAAAAGATAATTGCTTTGTTGCAACATCAGCTTTTTCATTCTCATTTGCCTGTAGAATTGCAACATCTGAGTTATCAAATTCAAAGAACTTATTCTTGCCAAGCTCTCTCTCAAAACCCAGTGAGAAGGAATCTGCAACAAGTTTTTCATAGGGGATAATTGTGCTATCCCAAAAGTTAGTTAATTGGTGTTTTGTTTCTTCAGATCCTATAGATCCAGTAGCTTGCAATCCAATCTCATGTGGGGGCATAGCCAATGCAGCAAGTATTTCATGCCGCTTGAGAAGGATATGCTCTTTCAAATCTTGCTCTGCCAGGGTTGATTGAAGATTCTTAGCCGATACCCCTTGAGGAAGTATCATTGTGCGCCTTTGGTTTCTTCTTCCTGTCCAATTGATCTCTACAGACTTCAGGAATCTAAGGGCTTGTTTCTCATTTGCTTTCTCACCTATTTCCAAAACTGGCCCTGGATTAGCTTGCTTAAGATAAAAGTTTAATAGGTACTCGGTGGAATACCGATCAAAAAGCAAGCTCTTTCGAGTAGCTATGAATGGAGAAAGGCCCCAGATCATACTTGCCAGGTTGGGCAATCTGATATGAATGATATCTTCAGGGAAGATCCTAATCGTTCCTTGGAAAATATTCGCATATTCTTCGCAAGCCCCCATATTGATATTGTAGTGACTTATCCCACCTTTGGGATCTATCTCTATTGTGATTACTTCGGTAGGCAGTAGAATCATTTGTTGTCTGAATCTTAGCTTCCAGATTATAGCGTTGCCCATAAGAGTTAATTCACTAACTGCCTTATATATAAAATTCGCATATCCTTCGAAATCATTGGGCCTTAAGAAGCGTTCATGTAATTGATGCCCTTCATCTGGCTCTTGTGTAATTTCTCCATCTTTAATCACATTCTTATTTATCACCAAGGGCCTAGCTGAGATCTTTCGAGCAATAATGTTACATATGATATAGATCCACGGTTCACTGAAATAGAGATTCTTCAGAGTAAAGAGATCCATGGACGCATCGATTTCACTGGAAAAATAACCACTAGCCACACTATCGAATGGATCAGGTGGGGGGCTTGATTTTACGATCATTTCTGTCTGTTCTTTCTCATATGTCTCTTTTGTGTAGCTCATAGTTTCCTCCTTGAAACTTGGTAATAGTGCCAATGCACTTTTTATTTTGCACATAATTAAATTTGTTAACTAGCCAATAGTACTCGAGAATTTAAGGATCCACATGAGCCGGCACCGGTAAAATTTTGCACATGCTAAAGCCCCATTAATCTTTTTTTAGCTATCTCAAAATATTCAGGTACTTTTTCAATACCTATAAATTTGCGATTATTAATAACAGCCATTTTGCCCGTAGTATTAGATCCCATAAAAGGGTCGAAGATTAGATCATTTTCATTTGACCATGATAAAATATGATCTCGAGCAAGACTTTCTGGGAAAACAGCGGGATGATTGGTTTTATTTTTATTAACAACACTCCATATATTGCCCATAATTTTAGTTTTTGAATAATAACCACCTTTATGTTTATCCGTACGTTTACCAGAATCATCTTGCTGGATCGTTCCAGACCGTTTTTTCCCTGCTAACTTACAATTTATTTTTAATGGATTCCACCTTGCTGGTTTGCCTTTACTAAAAACAAACATATACTCGAAAGATTGTTCATATCTATTATGAGTTCTTGGAATTGGGTTAGGCTTTCCCCAAATCATGGAATCATGGAAATTGAATCCAATTTCTTTAAAATATAGAGCTTGTCTAAAGCTAGTGGCAGTTTTACTTCCTTTAATAGTCGCATCTCCAACAATCCAAACAATTACACCTCCTTCTTTAGTTATCCTAAATAATCCATCTGCCACTTCTTTAAAAACAGAAAAATCCCAAGTAGAACTATCATTATAAGTTCTTAAATTATCGTATGGTGGAGATGTAACAGTTAGATCAATAATATTAGACGGAGCTAATTTCATCCAATTAACACAATTGCCTAATTTCAATTTATACAAATCATCAAACAGCATCTAAAATCCTTCATCAACATCAAAATCCAAGCTCTCAGACATATAATTAGCCCAGGTAGACTTTTGGAATTCTTCGCCAGGAAGCTCCTCAAGAAACTTGATTTCAAAATCTTTCTCAGCATATTGCTCTGCCGCTGCATATGCCAGAAATGTACCCGTAACAATATCATCATGAGATCCTTCCGCTGCGTTATATCGCATACGTCCAATCGAATCGGTTTCCACTTCGTACACATCAAACTCGTGTATCATTTCGGGCCAATTAGGAAACACAATATTGGTTTGCTCTACCCCAGTAATCAGAGAATTCACCATTTCAGCTTTGTTGGCATTTGAGAAAACAATACCTTGATAAATAAGCCCAGGAACTTCACTCAGCATATCGTCAATGGCATCACCAACCCCAGTTCTGTCATGATATAGAATCTCAACTTCTTTAAATTTTCGCATGAATCTAACGATATCTATTACCTGTTCGGTGTATTTCTTCTGATGGAATCTCATGAAGCCAACTATCCTGAAGGGCCTTTGGGTATGATCTATTAGAATCAATACGGTATAATCCTGTCGTTTGGCCCAATCACAGCCAGCAACAACAGTCATTTTCTCACAACCTGGGGCAAGCCAATATTCAACGGGGCCGTCTTTGATATACTCAGCTTTCCAAAATTCCTTATCGACTTGGAGCCTTGGAAAGACAGATCCATTATCTAAGAATGCCGCTTCATAATACTGTTGGAATAAACGGGCTGGCAGCAAACGTCTTGCTTCTTCGATCGATTCTCTTGGAACATAAGGATTGGCTATTGTGGGGGCCGATATGAACATTTCACGAGGTATTCTTTTCTCTCTCTTAGCCCTGGCCATTTCATCTTTGGCCCTCATACAGCCCTTATAAAACCAGTTCCTTCCCCTTGGTGTTGAGATGTTAATTACTTGGGCTTGCGTAAACGTCCATGTTGTGTTGGAAGATATGAACACTTGTTCTTTGAGCTTTGCCGCTTCGTCGTTTACTTGAATTTTTACAGCTGCCCCTTCAAGATCCTCTGGGTGTACTCCATGCCAAAATTCTGACACGATATCCTTTGAGGGGATCTTCATCATCATATCGACTTTGTGCTTTGTAACGTAGGGATCACCTGGCCAGATCTTGCTTAAATAATTCCATGCAATATTTGTTTGCTTGAAGATAGGAGCTACCCACCTGGA